TCATCGGTATGTTCATCGACTTGGAGTCTTCTGTGTAATTCGTTTTTTCCTGCAACTCTACTTCCTCTACTTCTATCTGATGGTCGCCACTTACAACCTCTTACTATCATCTGCTCTGCTAGGCTAGGACCAGTGTCGCCCCTTTTGTGCCATAGTGAGCTATCTAAAACTCCGTACTGTATTCTACCATCGTCAGCTTCTAGTTGTAATATTCTATCAGCTAAGTCTACTGCTAGAACCTTTGACACCTGTAGCTCTCTGTATACAACAAGCTGTTCGGCAGGTGTTATGGCTAACCATACTACAGCAGAGTAACTTCCATAACCATAGTCACACGCTCTAAACTTTGTCCAACTAGATGGTATCTTAAACGGCTCTACTACGTGTTTTGTCCTGTCAAACTCAGGGAACGCTGCCCCTTCTGCTACATCCCAATTACCATCTAGTAGTTGCTTCCTCTGATGCTCAGGCAAAGACAGTAGCATTGCCTCATAGTCACCTGACTCAGCTAGAAAAGGGTTGTCAAACAAATTAGCAGGTATGAAGCGTCTTCTGAAAAGAGGTTGCCCCTCTCTGCTATGCCCTTGTGGAAATGTAATAACACTACCAGTTTCTGTGTCCGTTGCCCAAAACGATGAGTTGGGTGGGGATGGGTCTATGAATGTCTTTTTTACCCATTGATGTCCCGGTCCTCCTGGGTTAGTTGTTGCTCTCATATACAGACCTAATGATTGATCTGCGCTTCTAAGTCTTGATCGCATGTAGTCCCAAGCGTAGGGTGTTGCCCACTGTGTAAGCTCGTCAAACCCTATCCAATTAAATGCCTGACCTTGATAACGCATGACATCTAGGTCACGGTCTAGGTATGACATCCACAGTCTTCCCCCCTTAGGTGTTACCCACTGCGACTTTCTTTCTGACCACTTAATGCCAGGAATTGCTTTTGGATACAACTCCTGAGATTTTTGTATCAGTTCTCTTAGCTCCTCCGTTGTGTGTCGAACTAACAGTCCACTGAAGTTAGGATTGTTTAGTCCTCTAAGTGGGTCAGCTAACATGGCAAACGACTTACCACCACCTGCTGCTCCACCGTATAACACCTCTCGTTCTGAAGAGGCTAAGAAATCTGTTTGAGGTCCTTCATTTGGTTTGAACAGTACATCCTGTTCCTGAACCTCTTGTGGTTTTATCTTTATTTCAGGCAGCTGTTCCTGCTGTGGTGTAACTACCTGTTCTACTTGTTTCGGCTTTTTCGATCTCTTGTAGCGTCTTTTTGAGCCTTCTGGCAAGCTCCCTTTTAATCGTAGTTGATTTTTTACGTCTTCGCTCAACTTGTATTCTCTTCTTTAGTCCCATGTGTGAGATGTAGCGTCCTGTTTCTTTACTCAGCCAGTTTGCTACTTCTCTATAACTGTATTGTTTAAGATGCGTTTTTGCCTGTTCTAGTGCGTCTAATTCATTCTTTATAGGTAGTAAGAAGTCTGCATCTTCAGGATCAACTTCATAGCCAAATGGTATTACTCTTGCAACTCTAGGTATTTTTCTCCACTCTTTAACCTCTATGTCAGGTTTAGGTAGCGTCCAATATCCTAACTCTTCACTACTCATTCGTTCCTTCTTTTGCAGGAAGAACAAATAAACCACCTGAAGATTCTACATTAACCTTCTCTGTTTTAATTAATCCTGCCCTGTCCAACAAATCTTTTGCTGCTGTCATCTTATCTCGTATGCCTAGCTCTGTGGGATCAATGAGTGCATTACCCATTGCCATCGCTGCCTTCGGTGCAACATAAGCCATATATTCTTTTGTTGCTTCCATTATCTCATCCTTCAGTGGCTTAACAACTTCAGACAATCGTGTTTCGTCAGAGTACCCTGCCATCTTCTTAGCTAGTCGTGCGTCACCACCTGCTTCATCAAACAGTGCCGCTAAAAACTTCTGTTGTTTTTCAGTCAGATTTTTTGTCATCTTCTTCCTTTATAACCTCTTCTACCCAAGCACCATTGTCACCTGTATTCTCACATACCTCACATCTGTCGTCTTCAATGTGACTGCCACATATTTCACAGGTGGGTTCGTATAACACTAGGTAGTTTCTCCTCGTTTGCCACCCTCTTGCATAAACATCTCAACTGTTTCTTCAGGCACACATATGATTTGCTCAGGTGGTCTATTACCAAACTCTTTAACTAAAGCATTAGCAATTTTAAAAGGGTGATTCCCTACAAATTTTTGACACATGTATGCGTTGTGGAAATGTCCATGATCCTCAGGATGTTGAAATATAAATATATCTTTTGTTCCATCTGCATACACACCAGACATTACTGCCACTATGAACCATGCTTTTGTAATCATTACTTTACTTTCCTGTACGCTCGTGTTTTCTTTGCGATACCCTTTGGCTGTTTGACGAATTGTTTCCCTGCCTTTGTGCCTTTTCTTTTAGCTCTAGTTGTCGCTGCGTACTCCTGTGGTGATAGAGCCTTGATTGCAGCTTCAGGAAGATAGCGTTCTCCAGTTTTGCTACTGGGCTTACCACTCTTTGTTCTCCACTTTTGCTTTGACCATGCTTTAAGACTACGTTGACTTTTTGCTAGTGCCATGCTTTGCCTTTAGTTGTTGCTTCGCCCTCTTAGCTATTCCTGCTTGTTGGGGCTTGCCTCCGTATTTACTTCTTTGTTCCATTACTGTAAGTATTTGTATCTTACGAGCGTAGGGCTTTTTTATCTTCTTTACTTTTCTAGCCGTAGCTTTTGCGTCAGCAGGAGTCGCATACTTTATACGGACGGTATCTTTTGGATTTTCATCTGTATAAAGTCTGCGTCCTGAACCTTTAGGCTTCTTGCCTGTGCCAACTCTAGGGTCTTTAGCGATAGCCACCACCCTTAGCTTTGTACTGCTTGGCAAGCATCTGTGCTTTTCTAGCACTCCACTGACCTGGCTTACCACCCTTAGAACCTGCTTTGATTCGACTAAACAGATTCTTTCTCATGGTAGGCTTGGTGTAGTTTCCTGCCTTGTTTACTGTAGACTTAGCCATACTGACTAGCCTTTCATTATTTTATAGCCCTTGGCTTTTGCTGCGGCTCTGAGTTGAGGAACAGTCATACCTCCTGCTGCGTAGCCTTTTTTCATGCCACCACGAGCCATACCCTTCTTCTTCATCATGCCACCTTTGTTCATCTTGCCCTTGCCGTCCATAGCGAAAGCAGGAATCATCTTGCCTGTCTTTGGGTCTTTAGCCATTGGCATCTTTGCGCCGCCTCTTGCCATACCCTTCTTTTTCATAGCACCACCTCGTGCCATGCCTTTTTTCTTCATCGGTTTTTTCTTCATTACCATTTTATTTCTCCTTAGAATATAGATTGTTAAAGACTCGTTGAGTATCCCAAACGTACTCAGTCTCTTGTTTTGAATGGAACGTCCTTTGGCTAGGCTTAAAGTCTGGCGCTCCCTCTCCTGTCTCAAACCATGCAGGGTGTGTTACTCGTACTCGATTGTTCGGTAACGCAACGATGTTACCTGTATACTCCCCTGCTTCCATCAACTCAAGCACATGACTTTGTTTGTGTTGAGCAGGGTCGTCAGCTATCTCACTGTCCGTATAATCTACAGTGAAATAATACTTAGCAGGGTAGAACTCTCCATCTATCTTGGCTATCCAAGGAGCAGGAGTAGCTCTATTCAAAACGTAGACCGAATGTTCGTGGGACATACAATCCCAAGGTTGTGCTACGTATGGTGGTAACTCTTGCGGCCATTGCTCGTAAGGTGTGTCACCAACCAATGCTGTGATGGGCATCCTAGCCCACATTGCTCCACCGTGTACGTTTTCTTCTTCTGTGTCGTCTGTCTCGCAGCCTGTAAATATCACCTGAAAACTTAGTGATCTGTTCGGCATGCTCGTCACGGCTATTACCATTGCGTGTAAGAACTCTCCATGATACTGTTCAAAATTACACGTATATTCTCTTCTTACCCATGCCTTGAAGTATGGGATGTTACTCTGTAAAAACGCCACTCGTTACCCTTTTTTAAATTACTTTCTTCTTTGTATCTAACTGCATCTTCTGAGCAAGATGACTTATCAAAACAGAACGCATAGATACGGCACGATCTCTGTTTGTGAAGGAGTATTCTCTAATATCATTTGCTGATACTCGTAAAGAGAATACATAAAAAGCACCAACCTTAGTTACTAGAGATGCTGATCCTTTTGATATTCTTTGCAAGTCTACTTTTTTGCCAAAGTTTGTTTCAATCACAGTATTGCTCATTTCTTCCTCTTCTTCTTCTCACCGATAGCAATCATAACGATAAAGTCAGGCTTTTTATTCTTGCCTTTCATTAGTTTACCCTTATTTGCTCTTTCAACTCCCTTAATAGTACCTTTGTTGCGTGAGGAATAGAAGACTTTCTCACCTTCGTTCTTGCCATATTGCTTTTTCATGGACTTCATAATCTTTTTGCCTTTGGTTGTTAGTGGCATAGTCTTACCATTTCACCTTATCTGCCCAATATGCTGCTGACATTGGACCTTTTGCAATATTTTTAGCGTGTCGTGCCTTAAAACTCTTACGTTTCATCTTCATTGTGCGTGACTCACCTGCTTTTGGTGATCCTGCTGTGCCTTTTATCGTACCAACCTTCTTACCCTGCTGACCAAAACGTATTGTTTTGATCTTGTCCCCCTGTTTAGCCACCACAATGTGTGATTTTGTAGGATGATTAGGTGTTCTTTTGGCTTTATTAAACCCTGCCACTCCTGCTCTAGCTAACCGTGGGTCTTTCTTGGTCATCTTTTCTTAAACTCATAGGTAAATTTAAGCCCAAACCCACCTTTCTTTACATCAGGACGGAGTTTACCTCCCTTGACGTTAAAGTGTGGGTCGGTTATACCTCCACCAAACGACTTTTTGACACCTTCAACAAAGTTTAAGAACCTGTTGCTCTTCTCTACCTTGCCTGACTTCTTATCTTCAGACATAAAGGCAGGTCTTTTAGCAGGAATCTTAACTTGTTTGGGTGCGCCAGTTTTCATATTAGTTCAATTCAAAGTGTGGTCCATCAATAAATGGTCTTCGCCCTTGACTCCTACGTAAATCTACGTAAGCGTTCATGGCTTGCTCCATTGTTCCGTCCCATTTTGTTATGTCGTCAATTTGCCAGGCAGCTCCCCAACGAATTGTAGCTCCTGTTTTCAAAGCCGCAGCTTTCATAGCGTCTGCGATGTCATCGTACATCACCAAGTCCCAACTTGGATTACTACCATCGTAAGCCATAAGGTCCACAGCGTGTGATGTCCTGTCGTCTTGGATAAGGTGTTTTGACTTCATAGTCTGTGATCTTTTAGATTTATACAATTTTTCCTGCTCTGCTAGGGAACGTACCCCATAGATTACTCCAAAGTCCACAGAACTTAGTTTGATAGCTTCTTTTACAGTGTCAACAAGAATAGGGTTTACTCCCTCTAACTTTTCTAGGCTTCTACTCGATAATTTAAACATTGGGATACTCCATTTTGCCATTACTTCTTTCTCATATTAAATAACTTACTCGCAGACCGTGTGGCAAAACTTGCAGATACTATAGCTCCTAAAGCTATTTGATACCACTGTGGCATACCTGCCAAAGCAGTGAATCCATCTGCTACTATGCCCCTGCCCCATTCACCCATGAAGCTCAAGACCAGAGGGATACTGAATAGCAATGTCAGCCATTCGTCCTTCCAGGAGCTTTGGGATGCCCTCATAGCAGCTAAGTCCCAGTCTATCTCACCTGTCGCTTCTTTCATCCTAATCGTGGCTTCGGCTTTTTGTATTGCCGTTTTGCCTTCGATGTAAGATGACGCTAAACTTGATACAGAACTAAGCAGCGTTCCAATCATACTAATCTTTCTTTATAGTGCAGTCACACTCGTCATGGCATTTTTTGTTTAATACTGCACACCAAATACGTTTTAAGTATTTTACCATATATGAAATCATCTGTCTACCTCTTTTTCGTTGGAGCGTTCTGCGTTCATCCAAATGGCGAAACTGCCAGTCATCGCTCCAGTAATAACGGATATCAGGGATGCCTGTTGTGTCGTCAAGTCTGGTCCAACACTCAAAGCCCATTCTACGCAGCGAATGTAAACGCCGGTCATGGTCAGCATCATTAGTCGTGGTAATATCTTCCATCTATCTAGCATCATCGGTGTCATAGGAACAATAGCCTCTAGGTCTTTTAGGTTCTAGCACTTCGTCAGGACGTAGGAGTCCCTCAAGGTACATGGCACGTTCAACGTGATCTAGGGAGTAGAGGTTCCCAGTTCTGCGATAGATGGCTTCACGTATATAGAACACATCTGATTTAGGAATATGAACCTTTTTAAGCTTCTTTTCGCTTTTACTGGCTAACGCAGCATAAAAATCTTCGATAACCTTTTCAGATGGATATAGTTTTACTTTGGAATCTTTCATTGTCAACACTTTTTTACTAGGAAATATAATAATCTTTACTACAGAGTGTAGTTATAACTTTTTAGTTATAATGTTTTTTAAAGTTTAGGAATGTTTGTTAAGACTTTAATGTTATAACTAAAAGGCTCTGCCTATGTTATACCATGTATCCCCACCCCTGTCAACATAATTATTTGACACTATCCCCTTTGTCGATGAAACTACCCTATAGTTAAAGTGGTTTACAACTAAAATAGCCCTTCTGTGTATTTCTGTGTATACGTATACCATACACCCCCCGGTGGCTCTCGCACCCATAGAACAAACCAGGAACAAATTAAGAATATATAAAGAATATAAGAGCATTTTATAAACAAATTTATTTTATTTAAGCTATTAGCCTAGTTAATTATTTATAATGTATTGTTATTACTAAATATTTATACTGTTATTCTATCAGTATAGATAATTCTTACAGACTACACCCTATCAATTTTTTTGTTGGTGTAAATACCTACCCTGATTCACAAGTTGGGCATGGTGTCAAATTTCCGACAAACTTTTTTTAAAAAAACTATTTACATATTTTAAAAACTGTGTCTTTAATAATCGAAACAAACAAAAAAGGTTTTAAACAAATGGATAACACACAACAAAATAAACTAGAGTTTGGTATCAATTATGTTTCTTCATCTTATAGAGATAATGAAATATATCATTTTACTGAGACGTTTTCCGAATGTTGGTCTGAAGAGTTTTGTAATAGATACAAAGCTTTTTTAAATGGGCTAACAGATAAAACTATTAAAAGCTCTTCACTTATAGATGTTGATATTCTAAAAGAGTTTCAATCTGATTGTGCTAATAGATATGATATTGATTATTGTGATGAATACAATAGAAGAGAGTATGGTAATAAAGCACTTTACTTTAAAAAGCTTTCCGATCATGTTAAAGGTCTATTAGAAAATTACATAGGAAAATAAAGTCTTTACTAAGTAGGGGCTAATAATTTAGCCCTTAACTAGTAACGATTTAAACAAGTAGATAAATAAACATAGGAGTATAAACAAATGAACTTTAAAGGTAACATAATAAGCGCAGGGAATAACGCTAAAACAATTAAAGGTGATGGTAAAGAATACGTAACAGCTATCTTTTATGGGACACCATTTAAACTATTAATAGATGATAAAGAATATAACTCTTGCCCCTTAGCAGAGAAAGCAAGCTGTTTTAAACCTTGTCTTAATACGGCAGGACGTGGAGGAATATTCAAAAAAGGTGAAACAACTAATACTGTCCAAGACGCACGTAAAAGGAAAACAACAATGTTTTACAAAGAACGTGAAAAGTTTTTAGATTTACTCTTTGAAGATATCACCAAATTTGAAAACAAATGTATTAAAGCAGGTGTTCAAGCTTGCGTAAGATTAAACGGAACAACGGACATTCAATGGGAAAAGATAATAGTAAGAGACAATAAACATATCTTTGCTTTATTTCCTAATGTGGTTTTTTATGACTATACAAAGATCTTTAAACGTGATGTTTCAGACATTAAAAACTATTCTTTAACGTGGAGTTTTTCACTAGCAAATGAATGGTATTATTCACACTACAAAACAGCTATAAAGAATGGTTTAAATATTGCTGTAGTCTTCAGGAAAGAATTACCTAGTAAGTTTTTATACTTAAATGTTATTGATGGAGATAAAGACGATTTAAGGTTTCTTGATCCTAAGAATGTAGTAGTAGGTTTAAGAGCTAAGGGTAAGGCACGTAAAGACAATTCAGGTTTTGTTATTAACTAATAGGAGTAAGATAATGAAAATCAGATTACACAAAATCAGAAAAGCACTCACATTTAAATTTGAAATGGGCAAATATTTAATAAGTGAGGGTGTGAAATTAGAAGATAAAAAAATAGTAAGTCTTATTCTTAGAGGGTTTACAGACGAGCAAATAATAAATCTAGGTAATGAAATTTGGACGTATTGGGATAATCGTAGATATTGGAAAGTTAAAAAAGAACTAGGCTTATCTACATTAGATTTTTACGTGCCGTGGAGGGTTTAGAAATGATAGGATTTATGATAGCAACAGCAATATTATTTTTACTATCTGTTCCAATAATGATTTACTTGGCAATACAAGACTATAAGATAGGCATGAAAGACTATAACAAAGAAGGATAATAAAAGATGTTAAAACAACTACCTGAAAATTTATCAGGGTTAAACCTAAAACCTAATTGGACATATGTGGACATTGATGGCGTTTTGGCTGACTTTTTTAAACTCTTAGCTTTAGAGTTTGGTGTTAACCATTGGAAAGATATCCCAACACAAGAGGAGGTAATTGAAAGGCTAAAAGGTACGGACTTTTTTAGTAGGATACCGATCTTTCCAACAACTATTAAATTTGTACATATGATAGAACGCTATACGAAAGGGCATTGGGCTATTCTATCAACACCATTAAAAGGGGATGAAGAGAACAGTATTAAAAATAAAAATATATGGTTGGATAATCTTTTTAAATATGCTTTTGATAGTGCTTTTAATAAGAAAAGATTTTACTCTGCACATAAATGGAAATGGGCAACACTATACGGAGAAAAACCAAATCTACTAATAGATGATAGACCAACAAACTTGGAGGAGTTTAAAGAAAAAGGAGGTTTAACGATCAGATATCAAGCTAATGAAAGTAAGTTAGATGAATTAGAAAATAAATTAATAAAGTTATTCGGAAAGATTTGACATTAATTATTATAACGAGTACAAATATTTTAAACACATTAACTAAATGGAGGTCATACATGACTAGACAAATACTAAACAAAACAACTTTCCTTCCTTACAGGAGAGAAACCACACGCTACGGAAAGCGTGGAACAATCACTAAAAACAATGGATACGTTCAGCGTATTTATGAAGGTAAAGGGACAGTCCCTAGACTAAAGGGAATGTTCTCAACTCTGCAAGATGCAGATAACATAAGGAGTAGGGATTAATTTCCCTACACTTGGAGGTCAAAAAAATGGAAAAAGAAATAATATTTAATTATAAAGACATAGGTGGTAATGTATTCACAAGGGAAGGTGTCACCCTTCAAGAGCAAATATTTGAGTTACTTAATACTTATTATGGGATAACAAGAAAAGAATTTAACCCAAAAGAAATAGAGGTCATACAAGATGAAAACAATTGATTTAATAAAGATGCTCCTAGAAACAGGAGATTTAAACAAGCCTATCAAGATGTACTCAATAGATAGTGAGGAAGTAGGGGCAGAAGTAAAGTGTTTAGAGTTTAGAGATATGCACAACACTATCGGATATGTTAACTTAGAATTAAGAAAGATAGAGGTGACAAAATGATAAACGTACTGAGTTGTTTTGATGGCTTATCAGGTGGGCAACTAGCTCTTGAGAAGTCAGGCATAAAAGTAGATAACTATTTTGCTAGTGAGATAGACAAGTATGCTATAGCAGTAGCCAAATACAATTACCCTAACATGATACATCTAGGGGACGTTAAAAAGATT